TTGGTGTCTTAATGTCAATATCAAATTTTGTATTAGGCTTAGAGGGGTCAACAAACATTTCTTTTACCCACTGTGAGCCAACATTTCCCGGATTACCTGTTGCCCTCATAAACACTGGAATATCAGGGTCTACACTTCTTAAAGATGAACGTAAGAAATTATATATATCTTGTGTAGGATATTGTGGTAATTCATCAATGCCAATCCATGTGTACGACTGTCCTTGATATCTTAAAGCATCCGTCAGATTCTCTGCATAGCCAAATTCTATTCTAGCACCTGAAGGAAACTTCCATTCTTTTTCTTGTTCTCTCCATTTAGCACCAGGGTATGCTTTTGGATATAACTGTTGAGAATGATTTATTAAGTCTCTCAACTCAGGCATTGTACGTCTAATTAATAATGCTCTGTGTTTTTGTTTATCACAATATCGTAGTGGGTCAACTAACATAGCGTAAGATTTACCACCACCTCTTGCACCACCATAAAAAACTTCTCTTTCTGATGCTGCTAAAAATTCTGTTTGAGGACCATCATTAGGTTCAAAGATAACTTCTTTTTCTTTTATTGCATTCTTAATGCTAGGTGTTGTGTCCTCTATCTTATCTTCTTCAATAAGATTCTTTTCACCTGTAAAAACTTTATCTAATTCTTTTAAACTATTTTTTGTAGCCCAATAATTCTTTTGTGCTTTAACTAATTCTTTTTTCTTATCTGCTAATTTTTCTTGTGCAGATTTTTTAGCTTTCTTTTCTTTGACTGTTAAATTTTTATTTAAGTCAGCTACTCTACGTCTACCAGTATTTTTTGGTTTAGGCTCGTCTACCACCCTTTATTTATTTTCCTTTTTAATACTTCTCTTAATCCCATTCCTGTAATAGTTCTACCTGAATGATGAGATAGCCACTCTGCAGTTTCTCTATAACTACAATGATTCTCAATAAACTTTTTTGCTTTTGTTAGTAGTTCCATTTCTTCAGGCACTTCTACTAAAAGTTTATCGTTTTCTTCTGATACCTCGTAACCAAAAGGAATAAGTCTAGATACTCTGCGTCTAGTTATTCTTAGGGGGGAGGATGAAGATTCCGTGTGCGACTTTTGCATTGACATCTATCTTTTCCTTTTTAACTAATCCTATTCTATCTAAAACTTGTTTTGCAGCTTCTAATCTTACATTAGCACCAGGGGTTGTGCTCTCTTCTAATCCCATAGTGTTAATCATTTGCATACTAGCTTTTGGAGCAAACGCTGCTAATACTTGTTCTGCTCTATCTATTATCTCTTCCTTCAATGCTTTTAATGGAATAGTATAATGAGAATATCCTGCAATCTCTCCTGCAGTCTTTGGGTCGCCATTTGCTTCACCAAACAAAGCATCTAAAAAATCTTTTTGTTTATCTGTTAAATCTACAGATTTATTTTCACTAGGAACTAACATTTCTTACCTTTTGTAAATGTCTTTCTGTTCTTTCTTTTAACCAGTCAGGTGATTTTCTAATACCCACCTGCTCTTCTATTTGTCTTTCTTTCATTCCTTGACGAGCAGCACTTATCATTTGGTCTCTGCCTTTATGTTCTGCTCTTTCAATAAAACCCAACATAGGTGCAGTTACAACTTGTTGTATGTTTTTATCTTTTAATAATTCTTCTCTTTCTTCAAAAGATAATATCTCATCCCAAACTTTTCTTGTCTTTTTATTTTTAAAAGAATACAGTGGCATTATTTTATAACCTCAAAATATTTACGTTGATATTTATTTAAGCTAGATAAAGATTCTATATCTGTATCATACTCACATAATTTTTTATATAAACTTTTATTATCTATCCAACTTCGACCATTCCAAAATTCAAATCCATCAAATCTAGATTTATAAGAATTACTTTTTTCATAACCATAAGATAAATAATACTTCTTACATTTATTTTTTATAGACCAGTCTATCTCGTATAAAGTTGCATAAGTTCCCATTCCTAATTTTGGATTTTGATAATCCCAAGCAAACTGGCCTGTTAGAACATGTTTGCTATTAAAAACTTTAAACTCTGTAAACGCTATCGGTTTATCTTTGTAATAGTAGACAAAATATTTCCAATCAATGTAGTCTTGTCTTTCAAATACTTCGCTTTCTTCTTCAAAGTTTTTTTCATAAAACTTTTTATGCTTAATATATTTTTTATAAATATTGGAAACAATAATGAAAAGTGTGTCATCTAATTTATCGTACAGCCTTACTGTAATATCTTTTTTTCGTAATGTCTTTTTTTGTTTTTTACTAAATGTAAATTTATTTAGTTGTAGTCTTGTGTTTCTAGCATTAATCCAAGTGAGTTCATTTAGTGGTGTATAATACCATGATAAAGGAATCCACCCATTTTCAAAAGCATAACAATATTCATCTTCTTTAAAATATGCTAATGCTAAAGAATAAATAAAATCATAGTTCGTTAGCTTTCCTGTAATATGGTCAAAGAATATTTTCAAAGATGACCTTTACCGCTATCGTAACTAGACCCTCCTTCTTTTAAAAACTCAGTCATGTATGAATCATCTGAGGTTTCTGTATCTCTAGTATTCTCTACGGTGTAAAATGTTTGGTCTATTTTATATCCCGGATTCTTTTTTAATCTATCTGAAATATATGCATCATCCATCCATACTATTCTGTTGTTGGGGTAAATAAAGAAATTACCATCATCCATCTTGAACACGTGTCCACACTTATGTTCAGGGTCTTCAGAAAAGTTTGTATCTGTCATCCCTGCTTTATTTTCCCAAGCCCAGTCTAGAGTAAACATGTATGTGCCTCTTCTCCAAACACCTTTGTAGTCTACTAAGTCTGCTCGACAATTCGCTAGTCTATTTCGTCTGTTAACATCCACGTAAGGAGAAAAACAATCCCAATACATATGTATATTTAAATTATGTATGGGCGCATCTTTCTTCCAACAAAAAGCATGGATAGGTCTTCTAGTCCAGTTCACACCATTTTCTAATAAACATTCAAACAAAGGAACTCTTCGTTCTAGACTAGCTACGCTGTGTACGTCACAAACGCTAAACTCTCCATGACCTTTCTCATGGTCGTACATATACTCATCTCTAATATAACAATTAAAGGTGGGTAAATTATGATTTAGAAATGCCACTTACTTCTTCTTCTTTTTAGTTGGCTTTTCTTTTATTTCCATCTTTTTTAATTTGCCATCATTAATCATGGCATAAAAGATATTTTTACCTTTCTTTGGTCCATATCTTTTTGTAAATTCTTCTAAGGTTCTTTTACCTTGACTTGTTAGGGGCATTGTGTTTCCTTTTTAAAGCTAGTTTACCTTTTTTAAATATACTTACAACTTCTGTTTTACCCATGACTTTTGCTCTTTGTTCTCCTACAGTTAGTATTTGAACTTTTCTTGCATAAGGCTTTTTAATTTTTTTAACTTTTGCTACAGTTGCTCTAGCATCTGCAGGTGTTGCAAACTTTATTGGTACAGTATCTTTAGGATTCTCATCCGTATATAATCTTCTACCAGAACCTTTGGGCTTTTTACCCGTTCCTTTTTTTGGGTCTGCCATTTTTAAGTGCTTCTTTTAAAAGTTTTCTCTGTGCAGTGTGGGCCTTTACAGCCTTACCTAGTCCTGAAGCTACCTTTCTAATTTTTGCTTTTGCTTTTGGTTTCATTTTATTCTCCTAAAATTTAAAATTTAATCCTACTTTAACTTCATCTTTATCCGCAGACAATTCTGTTTTTAAATCTTTTGTAAATGACTTTGATAAATTTAAACTAGCATTACCATCTTTATTAACTGTGAAAGAACTATTATAAGTTTTGCCACCAACCTTTAAACCTATTTTGTTAGTGCCTATTAACATATTATCACTAAAAGGTATTTTATTTATTTTAGATTCTATTTTTTCTTTTATAGAACTTACAACAGGAGTATTTAATACTACACTACCCAGTGCTGCAGTTGCTGCTTTCTTAGAAGACTTAATTGCTTGTTTCTTTTGATTATCTGCATCTGCTACTTTCTGTAGCTCTTCAATAATTCTAACATTGTTAGAGTATTTACTTTCTTTACTCATCTCTATTGTTTTCTATAATCTCTACAGCCTCTGTACCTTTGACTGCTTTGTATACATTACCCTTTGGACTTACGGCCTTTAACATGTTTCTGAGACTTAGGAGGACTTTTTGTACTCCCCCCTGGACCAGACCAAAGAACTTTATTAGCCCAGTAAGCGGCACTGGTAGGACCTTTTGCAATGTTTTTTGCATGACGTGCCTTAAAAGATTTCCTAGCTTCTGCGGAATAGTTGTGGCCCATAGAAGCATCACCGAAGCGAATAAGTCGGGGCTTCCCACCCTCGAGTATAGCGACCTTACCTTTCTTACCGCCTTCAGTGGTTCTAACTGCTTTATTGAATCTAGAAAGACCATGCTTTTTAAGAAACTTTTTTCTTTTTTCTCTTTCGCTTAGTGCCATCTTTTTTAGGTTTCATTTTACCTACTGCTATCATAATCACAGTTTTATCTTTAGGTTTTCTTTTTTTACTTCCGTATGCCATTATGCCTTTTTCATATTCTTTTGAATCGCCATACCTCTTGCTCTTTCATAAGAAGATAGCTTACCGTCTTTATCTAGGTCAGCTTTTGCTGTATCTAGTTTAAAGTTGGCAGTCCGATTGTTACGATTATCGGACTTACCATTAAATTTCATACTTTTTGGATTCATTATACTAACCAATATACTGCAGCTATAACTGCAATAACTATAACTAGCTTAACATTTCTGTTAAGTTTGTCCCATTGCTCCCATAGTTTGTTCATTATTGTTTTCCCCCCCTATTTTTTACGCACAGTTTGTGCTGCACGTCTAAATTGTGCTGATGTAGGTGCTCCTTTAGCCCCTTTCTTTCGCATTTTCTCTCCACGCTTCCTCTTAGCATGGATATTTGCGTATAATCCTTTTCTCATTTCTTCTTTTTAGCAGTTTTTTTCTTTTTTCCGCCAATTAAATCCTTATCAGCCTTCCTTGCACCGCCTTTTCCAGTAGCAAAAGAACGTACACGCCCTGCAGCCCACTGATGTTGCGATACTTTAGGTCTAGAACCTGCAGAAAAGTATGCTGCCAGTCCACGGGAGTAGACTTTACTCAATGTAGATTTAGAAATACCACTGGATTTGTGATATTTATCTATTACTGCCGACCTGCTCATTATCCTTTTCTCCTTTCTCTGTCTATTTTCTTCATCATTGCAGGAGTTAGTTTACCTTCTCTATATAATCTAGCTGTTTTTTTTATTTCAGCTTCTCTTGCCTTGGGGTTTTTAGCCCCACGCACATATTTCGTAGGTACTCCACCCTTTGTTTTAGGAACTGGTGGAAACTTACGCTTATTTTTAGATTTAGATTTGGTCTTCATACTCCTAGTTTATAGGTTATAGGCTGTTCGTGATGCCCTTTGTGTTACATTGAATGTGTGTGATGGTGTGTGGCCTTTGAAATCAGCCTACTATTATATATTATACCCTCGTATATCCAATCTGTCAAGAACTTTATAAATTTTTTTATTGCCAGAATCGAAATAGGGGTGTATAATAGATATTATGTTTCTGTCGCCCGAACAG